CTTAATGAGCATCTTCTCCTTCGTGTCGGTATCTTCACCCATGAAGGCTTTATTTTCAGCCGTATCTACATAATAATCAAGCATAATAGGCTTATCTTGCTGGATAGCAATACGCGCCGCGTGGCTTAACGCTTGTGCCGAAGGAACAATTTCATTCTGAGTAGCAGGCTGAGTTGACATCTTTTCTAAGGTCAATCCGGAAACACATTTTTAATATTTCACGCAGCATGCGGTTTTAGAGTTTCACACGAATGCTCTTTCAGAACCTTATTGATAAATTCATAAGACTCATCAAGTTGCTCTTGATTTCTTGCGCCGGTAATAATTACACTACCCGTTTGGAAAATCGCAATTGTAATACGCTTACAATTACCAAGTTCCTTTCCATCACCTTGTCCATTACACGGTCGTTCACACCAACAAATACCATTCTTTCTGACCGACTTTTCATTATAATAGTATTTAGTGTTAATACCTTGATAAATAGTCGTTTCAAGAGTGCTAAATAGTTTATACTGATTTACAAGAACTCTATGCAGCTCATCTCGACGGACAAGAGAATTCATTTTATAGTCGCTATTTAGCAACTGTACTGAAAACTTAGTAACAGATAAGTCACTAGTAGCAATTTTGTTTGGAAGATTGTTTAGAATATTAATTAGCCATGTTAGAATATTTCTTGAATATTTTTCAGATGTAATACCTGTCATCTGAAAACCACCATTTGCAAATAGTTTTACATTTACTTCTTTAAAACCAGAATTATCTTCTTTATATTTACGGACAACAATTGTAGACTGATTAAAGAATGAATTTTTTGATACTTTTCGTTTTGAGAGAATATCACGAGAAGAATAACCAATTGCTTTCTCGCCATATTCAATTTTTAAGAATCCTTCATCTGGATACCCAATTGGAATTGCATAAAGATGAAATTGCTCGAACAACTTTCCAAGATTTAAAACTGTGCCAAGATGTCCTGTCGTTACAAGAGTCGAAATCCTCAAAGGAGTAAATTTTAGATTTGAAGGGTCCATTTTAAAATACTTAATTATAGGCTTAAGGCTTTTTAATTTTTTTATATTTTTACATTAGATGTTACTTGAATTATTTGCTTTAAGAAATTTCAAAACACTTGAACGTTTTACGAATGCTACTACAGATAGTTCCACACTTACGTCAGGAATGGTTATTCTAGTTATTTCTATGGTACTAATCTCTTTAATATACACTGGTGGTGCTATATCATTATCTTGGAACTATAATAACTATATTGGCACAAGCGGTGGTATGAAATTCTTTTATGCTATATTAGTATTTATTGCGCCATCTATATATTACCCATTCTATGCCTTATTATATAACCCTATTAAAAAAATGAAAGTCCCTAATGTAAAAACAGTATAAACTAAATATTTTCCAATGGTAAAATAATATATTTCTCAAACCAATTACATAATAATGAAATATGAGTTTCATGAGGGCACATCTTTAAAAAATCAGAATCTGTATATTGAATAATATCTTTAGTAGCATTTTCATTAATTAAATTTAATAGATGCGCCATAAAAAAAAGAAACATTGCTATTTCATGAAACATCCATTGTTTATTTATCTGTGTAAATATGTTTTGTAAATCACATTTTCTAGCATGAAGAAGTGTTTTCCATAGTTTTTTACACTCTTCTCGTTTTTCTGGATTTAGTAAAAAATAACGAATATCTCCTCGACGAAATAATATGTCAATATTTGATATAGCATTTTTATTTGTATTAAGAAGTTTTGTATAACGATTATTAAAGTCAAGTGGTGGAGAAGATTCAAGATGTAATACTAAAAATTTATGGACAATGGATTGATGAATTCTTGATATAGAATTACATAAAAAAATAATAATTACTTTCTTGGGGTCTTCATCTAACAAAGGTCTAAGAGCCATTTGTGCTTGGTCTGTAAGAGTTTCTGCTTCGTCAAAAATAATAATTTTGGGTTTGTCTTCAATATTGCTTTGGAAAAGAATATGAAGCGATGAACGTATGAATGGATATACTCTTGAACGAACCGCTTCTAAACCACGCTCATCACTTGAATTTAAAAAAAGTGCTCTTGAAAATTTAGTATTAATAGAATCATTACCATATAGAGCTTCCACAAATAATTTGGCTGAACTAGTTTTGCCAGAACCTGGCGGACCGGTTAATAATATATGTTTACGAAGATTTGGTTCTTTTATCATCATTTCAAATATTGTTTTTACTCTATGAGGTAGTCCCTCAAAGTTCATCTAAATAGAAAAAAAAAGAATGTTTAGACCAGTAGGGAATGGAGAAACCATATGTTACGACAACAATTCCAAAAGGAACACTACTATTTCGTGGTGTAACTAGTATCGCCGACTTAACTGGTGATTTTGCTGGAATATTATCTATAAATTCTACATATTGTTTGTATCCTAACTTTAATGTTTTCTTTTACCCATATCCTTTTGTTGCTGAGATTGTTAAACTATATAAGTACATTTGTATATTTATATTAACAAGAGATGTCAAATTAATAAATCTTATAAAGCCATCTTCTTATGTAAGAAGTGATAGGTTTGAAAAGAGAGGTGGTATTATTTCATGTGATAAAATAGAATCAGTATGTATTGAAAAAGGAAGATTATATGATTCATGTATTGATTTCGATATAGTAAAAGATAAATCGATTGTTGGCATGTTAGGAATACCACAAACAGATGCAAAATCTTTAAAACAATTAATATCAAAAGATAGTAATACTAGTAAATATTATAATAAGTATTATAAATTATATAAAGATGCTCATGAAACAATTGGTATTCCTGAAATTGTATTGTATCCAAGAAAAGAAATAGAGCCACAGAAAAAAGAACAAATAGAAGATTTTTCAATTTATATAGATGATAACAAAGAAAATTTAAATTACATACATTTTCACGTTATGGAATATAATAGATTAGATTTAGAAGAAGTTATGGATGATTTAACAAGTGCAAGTGGTTTTAAAGGGTATCATGCTGCTATTAATAAAAAAACAGGTTTTTTTCAAATTATAGAATTATCTAAGAAGTTTGAAGAATCTCATGATTTAAATGAAGAGTCTGACGATTTTATTTATACAACTGCAAAAAAAGAAGATTATGATATTGCAAATAAATTAAAACTGGAGAATGTCATTAAAAAATGGGTAAAAGAAGCAAATGAAGATGAATACTTAGAATTACACGGTTTAGATTTAATTACTATACCTGAATTACCAAACAATGTAAAGTATCTTAATTTATGGGACAATGAATCACTAGAATCACTGGATAATTTACCACCAAATTTAATTGAATTAAGATGTCCTAATAACAAAGTAAAAAGTCTTGGAAATCTTCCAAACACTTTAATTAAACTAAATTGCTCTAACACATTAATAGAAAGTTTAGATGGAATACCTGATGGACTACAATTTTTATATTGTAATGGTTGTATTAATATAAATACTATATCAAAACTACCATCTTCACTATTATATTTAGAATTACAAAATAATAAAATTAAAAATTTACCTAAACTTCCACCAAAACTAGAACATTTAGATATAGATAACTGTAAATTAATTGAAAAATTACCTAAAATTCCAACAAGTCTTAAACTTCTTAGTATTAAATCTACTTCAATAAAAGAAAGAAATATACCAAGACTTCCAGAAGATATTAAATTAATATATGACGATAATGAAACAAATAGTGAATATGAATATAATCCAAATAATATTTAGCGTCTTTTAGATATCTTACGTGTTTTACTTTTCTTTTTTGCGCCACCATTCATTTTATTTAACATTATAGATGATAATTTATTTAATTTATCAATATCCTCCTTATTAAGTTTTTTCTTTGTTACAGATATTTCTGGAAGTGTAGGCATTCTATATAGTACTTAGAAGTTTTTTAACAGTTTTAAGCCCTGTAATATAATAGGACCTAAAACTTTAAGATTGAAATTACTTAGTAAATGGCCCCTCGTAAGAAGGTTCTTTTAGATAACACGGTGCCAGTAGAAAAGCCCGTAACAAAACGTAAATCAAAAAAGCCTATTCAAGTTGTGGCAGTTGTTACACCAGATGGCATTGAAGGTAATTTTAATCCAGAGCCTCGTAAACCTCTTATTGCACATCTTGAAATTCATTCCAATGAAATCGTATTTCCTGACCAGCAACTTCGTTACGACCCTCAGCCACCAAATCAGCCAGAGCCATATGATCCAATGGCAGATGATAATTTTGCTATGACGGAAGGTGTTATTGAAGAAGAGCGCAAAGATATTTCTCAGAAGCCTGAAGAAGTCACTCTAAAATACGATGAAACACACAGCGATATTCCTATTGAGAATCGTCCTCTTCAAGTATTTAGCAAATGCGAATTGATGATTGAGTTTGCGAATTCAAATACTACCCAGAAACTTCCAGAATCTACACATGTCGCTTGCTATTGGTGCTCTCATAGTTTTACAAATCAACCAATTATTATTCCAGAGTCCGAGCGTGGCGGAATTTATAAAGTATATGGTAATTTTTGCAGCGCAGAATGCGGTATGTCTTATTTACTAAAAGAATCACTAGACCCTCATATTCGTTGGGACCGTATGGCTCTATTGTACAGAATCTATGATGTTGATGGTAAAGGTAGGATTTATCCAGCGCCTCCTCGTGAAAGCCTACAACTCTTTGGTGGACCTCTAACAATTGATAGTTATCGCGCAACTCTACAATCAAAGAAAGTTCGTGTTGATTTACATATTCCTCCCATGGTCAGTATTATTGGTTCTATTGATACTAAGCCTATTGATTTTTATGATACTACAATGAAGAGTAATATCACCCTATTACCTTATGATAAGATTCAGAAGGCTGAGGAGGGCCTTCGTCTTAAGAGGTCAAAACCATTGAAGGACCGCGAAAGTACTCTTGATTCATGTATGAATTTGGAAGTAAAGAACAAGAAGTAGGTAAAAATTTAAAAAAATTGGTTTTAAAAAATTTCCATAAAATGGTATTAAAATGGAAGTTTCTTATCGTGACATTATTCGTGAGACTAAGAATGCTATCAATGCCCGTCTCGATATGCTTGAGAGTATGATTACAATGAATTCAAGCAAAGAAGATGATTATAAAAGTCTTCGTGATACTATTGCGAATCAGAGTCTAGAAATTGACCATCTAAAATCTACGCTATATCGTTTTAATGATACTCTTACAAATCTTCTAACTAAGATTACATCTATGGAACGTAATGCGGCACCTTCTATTACAAGTCCTTATGAGCCTATGCCAGAGCTGCGTGTTGATAATGATGTGAAAGTGGTCAGTGTTGACAAAGAAGTCGAGGAGGAAGAAGAGGAGGAAGAAGTGGAGGAAGAAGTTGAGGAGGAAGAAGTCGAAGAAGAAGTTGAAGAGTCAAGCCTTGAACTTGAGGAATTCGAATATAAGAACATGACTCTATACCGCGACCCTGAGAATAAGGTGTATCGTATGGATGAAGAGGGTGCTCTAAGCGAGCCACTTGGTATCTGGGATGATGCAAAACAGAAAATCAAAAAGATTGTATAAGTAGATGCCTATATATTATCCCGCACTAATAACATCGGCAATATTTTTTGGTTCTATTGTCGTTAATTTACATAATAGATTTTATGGAACTGTAATTTTTACATCATTAATAGCAATACCTTCAGTACTTTTAATGGTTTTTTTATCACAGAAAAATCTTGATATTCTTGCTTATATATTACTATTAGCCCCTATTTGTCTAGTAATTGCTGGATATGTTATCGGTATTCAAGAGAACTCTCCATCCGCTTTAAAACCAACTGTTATACCTCAATTACCACATGCCACTACAAATATATTACCCGCTCTTGCAGCACCTGTAGCAAATGTTCCAGATAGAATTGAGCCTAAAATGACTTAGAATTATAATATAGAATGATTAATATTCGTTACTATTTTTTTCATTACGGTATGCCAATTATATCTTTCATAACAAATACTTATAATTTGGTAACCAAGAATTCTACATATTATTATGATACTATTTCAAAACTTAGTGATTCAAATGATTTAGTATTTTTTCATAATAATCCTTCAGCATACTTATCGTCATTTGTAAATACTCATAGTACTAACTCTGGCGTTATAGTTTGGAAATTTAATAGACATACAAATACATTTTATCAAGCAATAAGTAATGATAGGTCTACAAAACGACTTCCGGTTCTAAGTGCAACACTAATACATGATACTACAAAGATAAATCTAGATGATTTTATAGATTCTTTAAAGATTGAATCTGCGAATTATGGTTATCCGTCTTTGCAACAAGTAATGGAAGTATGGGCTTATAATTCTGGAATTGTATTGGATAGAACCAAGGCGTGGAAAATAAACTATTTAGATACCGATGTGAATGAATATACAAAATGTATTTTTACAGAAAGCTGGAATTTTACATGTTTCATTAAAAATTAAAAAGGTATTAAACCATAATTATATATAATAAGTATGAGCCTTCAATCCGTTGGGTTGGACCAAGAATTCCCAACGGGGTTTTGGACCTTATATTATCACCCATCGAGAGAAAAGAGATGGTCGATAGATTCATTTGAAAAAGTAGCGACTGTAAAAACAGCTCGTGATGTACTATCTATTTTCAAAGAGTTGGGTGATAAAATTAAAGCTGGTATGTTCTTTTGGATGAAAGGCAGTATTCCTCCACTTTGGGAGAATTTTAATAATATTCGTGGTGGTAGTTATAGTATTCGCGGATTAGGCGACAATGGTATTAAAGTGTTTAAAATGTATACACTTGCGTGTATGTTGGATAAATCAATGCTAAATACTGAAGATAAAGTAAATGGTATTAGTATTTCCCCTAAATTACAAGGATTTGGTGCAAATCAGCAAGTAGGATATTTTATTATTAAAATTTGGAATAAAGATTGTGATAAGTTTCATTCTAAAATGAATTTACAGTGCTTGGAAGAAGCAATTTCATATGAGGATGTTATGTATACTCCTCATGTTGAGAAAAAGATGTGAATGCATAATAGAATGCCTTGCCCATACGCAAATATATTAGGAGAACCTAATAAAGGAGTACATAGTATTCGTCTATTTGGTTTATCAGTCGTAGATATTGTTTTAACAATTATTGGCGCATATGTAATATCAAAAGCATATAATATAGACTTTTGGAAATCCTTATTGGGTTTTTTTGTATTAGGGGAAGTGTTACATTATATATTTGGCGCTAATACGGCATTCTTAAAAATGATAAATTTATCACCAGATTGTAGATAATGTTTGAAGGTGATTATAGATTTTATTTTGCCATGGTTGCAATTGTTGCTGGTGCTGCTTCTTATTTTACAATAACAGGTTTAGAAAAAGATAAATATAAAAAGTCTAAAAAACCATCATGGTATCCACCAGGATATGCGTTTTCTATAGCATGGACGCTTATATATTTACTATATGTCTATTCATGGACTCAAGCATCCAAGTATCCATCCATTAATACCATATTCGCACTTAATATGATTTTAAATTTCTTATGGACTTTCTTTTTCTTTTATCTTCAAAACTGGCCACTTGCTCTCTTTACATTAATCGCTTTATGTCTTTTATTAATATCACAAATAACTGTATTGTATAAATACAACGGATTAGCAAGTTTATTATTAATACCATATTTAGGTTGGTCAGTATTTGCTACATATTTGAATTACAAGATGATTGAATTGAATTAATTCTCAGCCTTATTTTTCATAGGTGCTAGTACTAAACGAATCTCGCCAAGATTTGCAACAGTGTATTTAAGAATTAATGGATAATCGTTTCTTAAGCATAACTCTATGCTAGGGCATAAACTAGTACATTTTGTAAATACAACTAAATGCTTGAGTTGGAAAATACCCTGTACAATTTCATTTGTAGAGCTTGCAGTCTTCTGTACTCTCATAGTCGAGTTGTTTTCGCTGATTACAGTTTCTTGCTCAGCGAAATCACCCATACATCGAAAGATTAAATCAGACCCCATACTGGTAATCTCGATATCTAATTTCTCACCGAGAGCATTCATATCGCGG